TTGTTCCCACCAGTGCACTAATTCTAGAGAGGTAGAACATGGGCTTTTCAGCAAATGGTAATAATACACCTAGCCATATCATTATCAAAAGTGACCCGTTCTATCCTGTAATCGCTCTTGATGATGTCCGCAAGATTATTCGTATCGACAGTACAGTAACTGATGATCGTCTGAAGCAGAGCATTATTGAAGAAGTTATTGATACTCACCGTTTACTTAACCACCTTAAAGTTGAGGCGAATCTACTTTCAGACCTGGCTAAGGATCAGATAGACGGAAAGCCAGATACTGATTATTTGTACCTCTCTGCAATAGCTAATGGTGTGGCTGCAAAAGTTAATGAAACATATCGCAACTACGACAGTTCAAATACCGGTGTCAAGAAGGCTGAAGAACTTGAAACCACCATAGATGATTACCGTAGGAACCGACAATGGGCTATCCAAACATTACTTGGAGAAAGCCACAGTATTGTTGAGCTTATCTAATGGCAAAAAAGATTATTGCTATTCAGTACGACACTATCGATGCGATCTGCTGGAGAGAATATGGCAGAAGTAATGGCGTAGTTGAAAAAGTCCTTGAAGCGAACCCTAAGCTTGCAGAGCATATTTTTCTTGAAATGGGTACTGAAGTCACTCTGCCAGATATTGAAACGCCACAACAAACTAAACAAACCATTCAGTTATGGGACTAATTAAAAATGGCAGAACCAACAACCACTACAACAGCAACAATCGCCAGCCTTAGTGCTATGTCATTCCTACCATTTATTAATGGTAATGCATTGCTCGGAGCTGTACTTGGAGCTGCCTTCATTGCAACAACAGAAAAAGATTTAACGGCATGGCAGCGCCTTCGAACCATGCTTTTATCAACAGGTATTGGTTATTTACTTGCACCAGAAATAACGAGCCGAACAGTGATTACCAGTGATGCAACTGCAGCATTAATTGCAGCAATATTTTCACTACTCATTCTGGTCAAACTTGTGGACTGGACAAAAAAAGCAAAGCTATCCGAGATGTGGAAAGCGTTTAGAAATGGAGGATCGTCATGATCGAAAATTTATTTCAGGTTATTGCTCTTAGTGCATACCTGTTTTGTGCCTTTCGGATTATTTGTTATAGCCGTAATGGAGCTGATTTCCATCGAGGTTATGCATGGCTTGCTACCGTATTGATTGCAGCCTGTTTAGGACAAGCTGTACATATTTTACTATTTAAAGACCCAGTTACGGTTTGGGATGCTTTTTTTGCAGTTCTACTTGCTGTGTTGACTTTCAAGACAAAAGGTAACGTGGCCAAGCTTATCTGGAGTCCATCATGATTATAAAATTCGGTGCTCGAGGCGATGTGGTTGTCAGCATTCAGAAGCAATTAAAAAGTCTAGGCTTTAAAAGCAAAAACGGTAAAGTACTGAGTACAGATGGCATTTTTGGTGAAAGTACCGAATATGCTGTTATGCAATTTCAGAAGAGCAAGAATTTATTGGTCGACGGGAAAGTGGGCGATAAAACCCGTGAGGCTTTGGCTGGACAAAGTACTTCTAAATTCTTAAAAGACAGCGATTATATTGCTGCTGCAAAACGTCTAAAAGTCTCTGAACTAGCCATTCGTGTTTTTGGTGCAACAGAGGGCCGAGGAGTTGGTTTTCTGAAAAACGATAAAGCAAAAATCTTATTTGAGCGCCACCGTATGTATCACTACTTAGTTCAGCTCAAGGGAAAAACATTCGCTAATGCTCAAATGAAGCAATATCCAAACTTGGTAAATACGGTAACAGGTGGCTATAAAGGTAATGAAGCTGAATATACCCGTTTGAGTTTAGCAAAGAATATTTGTGCTGAAGCTGCTCTTATGTCATGTAGCTGGGGCCAATTCCAAATTATGGGCGAAAACTGGAAAGAGCTGGGTTATACATCTGTTTTTGACTTCGTAGATCAGATGCAACAAAGTGAATCTCTACAGCTTGAAGCCTTTATCCGTTTTATTGAGTTTAAGACCGGTATAATTGCTGATAAAAAAGTAGCATTAATTGATGCACTGCGAGCCAGTGACTGGCATTCAGTTTTTACTCTCTACAATGGTACCAATTACAAGAAACTTGGGTACCAAGCCAAGTTTCAAAAAGAATGGGATCATCTGGAACCGATCTATGGGGAGCAAAAAGCAGCATGATAGCTTTATCACTTCTCAAACCATTAGCAAAGCCGATCCTGGCTTTGCTTTTTTGTCTTTTTATTTATTTGATATTTCATTATCACAACGGTTTACAACAAAAAATAGGCCAGTTTGAAACTACTCTTGCTGAAAAACAGCAGATTATCGACACTCAAAATCAGAATATTGATGGCATAAAAAAGCAGATAGTTTTTCAGGCACAAGCCATTGCAGATCTGCAACAGATTCAAGCTGAGCTGCAGGAAAAATCAGAACAGAAAAAAATTACGATTAGAGAGATCCTTAGTCATGATCCAGAAGCTAAAAGTTGGGCTAGTCAGCCTGTGCCTGACTCTATCCGCAGCATGTTCAACAGCACCAGTCCAGCAACTACAAACTCAATACTATCCAGTTCTAACCGCATGTAATAAACCGATCATTCATATTAAAACTAATGAAGACTTAATTTTTGCACTTGAAACTACAGAACTGGCCAGAGCTATATGTGCTGCAAAAGTTGATTCAATTATAAAGATTCAGGAAAATCAAAATGAAGAAACCAGATAGCCTAAGAACACACATGCTGGCAGCTGTAAAAGAGCTTCAGAGAGATCCAGAGCGTATGCTGATATTTGTAGATAAGGGCAATATTCGCTGCACAATGGCTAATGGTCTCTCGTATGAATATGTTTATGATCTCAACTTTATATTGACCGAATTTTCTGGTGAACCAGAAGCTGTAATGCTGCCTTTACTTGATTGGTTGCGTATCAATCAAAATGAACTATTAGTTAATCTGGAAAAGAATAGGGAGTCGGTTAAGTTCGAGGCTGTTCTTTTAGATAATAGTTCTGTCGATCTATCAATCACATTACCCATTACTGAACGTGTCATCGTTAAACGTAAAGATGATGGGGCACTTGATATAAGTTTCCCAGATGAACCTCAGTATGAAACTGCAACAGAACCGAAACTATTTAAATTAGTTGACCGTAAGACAAGTGAAGTACTTGCTGAATGGATGTCTTCTGAACCAGAAGAACAGTATTTTTAGGAGTATATAATGGCGGATCTGGAATTACTGGCTGAGCATCTTGGAAATATGCTTTCACAGTTAAGTGATGCTGAACTGCGTAAACTCGAAATGAGTATTGCGCGTAAACTACGTGCATCTCAGAAAGCACGTATTACAAAACAGCAGAATCCGGATAGTAGTAAATATGTACCTCGTAAAACACGGCTGCGTGATAAAAAAAATAAAATTAAGAATAAAATGTTTAATGTCATTAAAAGTGCAAAATATATGCGTATTGAGCGAAATGCTCAGGGTGTTGCAGTCGGTTTCGCAGGACGCGTATCTTTTATTGACCGTGTTCACCAGTTTGGTCTTCGTGACAAAGTAGAGAAAGATGGGCCAACAGTTAAATATGCCAGCCGTGAGTTGCTTGGCTTTACTGAACAAGAAATAAAAATGATTGAAACAGAAGTGATGAATCATATTTCCACAAAATAATTCCATTTGTATATGGCTCATATACAAGCCACATGAAATGCAATAAAAAACCATCTGCAACACGATTGCAGCATGAGCATAGAACTACATCGACGTCTTGAAAACCTAATTCGTCTAGGAACAATCAAGACCATTCATCCGTCTAAACCCTTTTCAACAGTTACCGTCAACCTCGGCGCGATTACGACTGGAAAACTTCGTTTTATTTCTTTAAGAACAGGAGCAGACCAGACCTGGGACCCGCCAAGTCTTGGCGAAGAGGTTCTCGTATTTAGCCCTTCAGGTGTACTTGAGATGGGAGTAGTTATTGGTGGATTAAATAATAAGGACAACCCTGCAGTATCTGATGATCTGAACAAAAAAATCCGGCTTTTTGAGGATGGCTGTATTTTGTCTTATGACGTAAAAACACACCATTTAGAAGCTGTTTTACCTGAAGGGGGAACAGTAGATATTGTTGCTGATGTTCATATTACAGGGAAATTATCTGTATCAGAAACAATTACTGCTAAGAAAGATATTTCAACTTCTGCAGATGTGAAAGCAGGCAATATCAGCCTGAAAACTCATAAAACATCAGGTGTTAGAGGTGGTTCTGAAAATTCTGGAGTACCTGTCCCATGATGTCACGTCACAACGGATCAATGCTGTCTGAAGCTGAGCATATACAACAGTCTTTAGAAGATATTTCAACAACACCTATCGGTACAAGAATTATGCGTCGTGAATACGGGACGCAGTTAGCAGATCTCATAGATCAGCCTATTAGTGAGGCACTCTATCTAAAAATATATAGCACGCTGTATTTAGCATATTTGAGATGGGAAGACCGTAT